CAGTCAACAGTAAATAAATATGCTCCGTAATGCTTTTTCTTGTCTTTACCAAAGTAATAACCTGAAGCTGCGCTTAAGATAGCCCAATGAGTGACAGTAGGATAGTAAGAAAAACAATTCCAAAGCTCCAACTCATCAAGTCGTCTTGTGGGCACTCTGGCCGGGTCAAATCCCTTTTGAATAAACGCGCTAATTGGTAGGCGATAAAATATTGCACCGTTACCCATAAGAGCATGAAATAATATAGCACGGCCCCCCATACTAGTAATGCCGAAGATAATACAGTCTTCAACTTCCCCATGATGTTTTTTAAGATCATATAAATACTCTCTTCTAACTTGTGCATAGACGGTTGGTATGTTTGCGTTTAAGTATGCCATTATTTAATTTCACCCCAATTTTCTCCCTTCTCATAGTCTACCTTATTTGGAACTTTTAGTTCCACAGCAGATTCCATTATCTCAGTAATTTGTTCTGCCTTTGCATCCGATTCAACAGAAATATCTACTTCATCGTGAATTTGTATATGTGGTATTATACCATTTTCATACAAAGCTACCATAGATTTTTTTGTCATATCTGCTGCAGATCCTTGTATTAATTTATTTAAAGCTTTGTAAGTAAACGCTCTTTTTAATGGTTCGTCGTATTCTTTTCTTGCTTGTTCTAATGGTAATGGTTTAAAAACCCCAAATTGAACCGGCTGCCATAAATCAAAATGACATGCTCGGCCACCTAAAGTTCTAATTTTACCACGATCATTTGCTTTACGAGACACATTGTCCATCAATTGTTTAACAAAAGGTGCTTTGCTATGATATTGTTTAATTAATTTTTCTGCAGAGTCTTTCATCAAACCTAGTTCTGCCATTAATTTATTTTTACCCATACCATACATCAAACCAAGATTAATTGTTTTAGCTTGCTTACGTTCAATGCCTGCCATATCTGCAACAACCTGGTGAAAGTCTGCATCTCCTTGATTATATGCTTCTACAATTTCATCAACACCATTTAAGTTTTGTAACTTTGCATAGTGTACTAATATTCTAGGTTCTTGTTGTGAGTAGTCAAATGACCCCCATGTTGTATTTTTTTCTGGAATAAAAATAGATCTAATCATCGGTCCAAGTTCCGGATGCCTTGCTGGAATCTGCTGTAAGTTTGGATTACTCATAGAGAATCTACCTGTTACCGTTCCGCCTTGATCTGATCGTATTTGATTTATATCTGCATGTATTCTACCATTAACTGCATGTTTAGTTATTGAGTCTATGAAAGTTGTATGTGCTTTGTTTATCTCTCTTGCTTCTGCAATTGCTTGAGGTAACTCATGAGGGTGATTTTGTAAAAAGTTTTTTGTAAAAGAAGGCTCTTTACTTTTTTCTGTTACATCATAAGGCAATCCTAACTTATCAAAAGCTTTTGCTATACTTCTAGCTGCCATAATTTCTACGTTAATTCCTGTCAAACTTTTGATTTTATTAATAATTTTAGCTTCACGATCCATTAAATTTTTCTTGATAAAGTCTGCTTTATCAAGATCTACCCTTACCCCTTTAAATCTCATATCAACTAAACAAGGAAATAGTTTTGTCTCTAATGTAAAGACATCCATTAATTCTTGATCATATAATTCTATTTTTAATCTTTGCCAAAGCTTTAATGTAGACTCCGCATCACGCTCCGCGTACTGTCCAACAAACATCGCGGGCAATCGCCACATATCTTTTTTAGCATCAAGTCCATATTCTTTTGCTGCAGCTTGTAAAATACTTTCATCCTTACCAATTCCTACATATTTTTTAGCTAGTATATCTAATCGGTATGATAATCTATTTTCATCAATCAGTGATGCTGCAATCATTGTATCTACAATTTTACCTTTAATATCTATTCCTGCTGACCTTAACCAACAAATATCATACATCGCATTATGAAATATAAATGTAGTATCTGATTGATTACATATATCTTGTAACCAAGATAAGACTAATTTTTTATCCATGTTTCCACCAGACTCATGTTGTATTGGAAAGTATCCTTTCCATCCTGCAACAGCTACCGCAACACCAGCAATGTGTCCTCTGCCGGTAACATTACCTGAACCCATCTCTATTAAATGCGGATCATTAGTTTCTAAATCTATTGCTATTTCTTTATGGCCCCGAAGATCTTTTAATTCATCGGGCATAACCCATTCTGTTTCTGGAGTAAACAATGGTATCTGGGTACTTCTCACGAATAGTCCCTTTCGAGTATCATTTCTAAATAATGTATTGCCTTCTTCACGTCCTCTTCTTTTCCCTTTGACTGGTGTCTACAGATATATTTTATAGCGTTACCCTCCGCAAAAAGCAACTTGTTTTCGTTTATAAACTCTGCGGGTTGAATTTTCATCGATTGATAATGTTTCCCACCTACCTGCTTATCTAATGAATCGTATGCAGCTTTTTTAAATATTTCACTATTGGTCATCTTCCTCCTTTTTGTCGGTATATACTTCATACCAAGCCTTACATTTGTTACATTGATAATATGAAACAATATTATATTGTGAATCTGGATCTATATCTTCCATATCAAAATCGTTTTGCCATATCACATCTTCATTGCAGTAGAAACATTTCATAATATATAAGCTTTATCAAAGTCTCTTGGGTCTAAAACATGCAATTCACGCTTCGCTCTCGTCGCTCCGGTATAAAATAATCTATGTAATTCATCCGGGTCATGACTAAATGTTTCTAGCGCAGCGTTGGTTATGTCTTGCATCAATAAAACTTTGTTAGCTTCTCCTCCTTTCGCTCCGTGTATTGTTGACATTATTATACGAGGATTTTTATTTAGTGTTTCTCCATTCGCCCTCATGTTACGAATGTAGTTTTCAGTAATAGTATCGAGTCCCTCAAAAGATTCATACCAAACTTTATCAGTTACTAAACCATGTTTATCTTTACATTCTTGTAATGTATATTTTTCATCAGCATGTAATGTTTTTCCTTTTTGAAATCCAGGCAATACATTAGATCCAAGATATCCATAAATATTTTTTATTTCTAAATGATTTAACTGATCACCTTTTCTCCAATGTTCCCAATTGTTTAACGCTAATAATAATTTTAAAGATACAGAGTTAATACCTTTGAATTGATAATACCATCCTTGTAATTCACATAAATCTTTTGCATCATCTAAAAAATGATTAGCTGAAGATAATACTAACCAATTACCTTCTGACATATCTACTTGTGTAATATCAGAATATCTTCTCAATATACCTTCTTCTGTTCTTGGTTTATAAGTTTTATCAAATCTGTTTTGTACTTGACCAATTATTCTTTGTGAGAGCTCGTGTATGGGTCCACCTGGTATACGGTATGATTGATCTAAAATTTTTATATCATTTACTTCTTCTTTAAGTGCTATAAAATGATCTACATCAGCTCCAGCCCATTTAAATATTGCTTGGTCATCATCACCTGCAATATAAGTTTTATCTGCGTTAGACCACAATTTTCTTACCATTTCCCATTGCAGTAATGATAAGTCTTGTGCTTCATCAATAAATAATACTTTAAAACTGTTTACAGATTCTTTGTTAATATAATCTTCTAGTAAATCATTAAAGTCTTTTAAACCTTTTTCTTTTTTAAATCTTTTAAGTTCTTCCGCTAATAAAAATAAAGTGTTTCTTTCTATGTCTAAAATATTTTGTCTTGAGTCATAGTATTCCAATAAATCTATTCTTTTAACTGCTGCTGTGTTTATAATTGTTAAGTATTCATTGTCTGAATTAAATGTACCATCACTGTCAGAAAATTTTGCTATCTTAATTGGTATGCCACATTTCTCACCAAACTCTTTGTAATCATCTCGACCCATCATTTTTTCTTTAGTCATACCTAATTGTGCAAATGCATAAGAATGAAGTGTTCTAAAATTACTTAAATCATTCTCAATATCTAGATTAAATTTGTCCGCAGCTCTAGTTGCCGCCTCTGTTGCGGCTTTTTTAGTAAACGAAAAGTACCCAATTTGTTTAGGTCTTATTCCTTGTTGTATGAACTCGTCCACTAGATTCAGCAGTGTTGTTGTCTTGCCTGTTCCAGGAGGTCCTAGTATTATTGTTTTCATATTTTTTTAATTTGTTTCTTAATATTCTGTTGTGAAGATTTAAATAGTCTACCCTTTCTTGTAATTTTTCTATCTTCAATCTTAATCTTAAGTGCCAATTCTTTCCTACATCTCTATCAAACATTAGAAGTGTTCTTCTTGATAAGGAACTTTTGAAGTCGTTGCCTCCACTTGTTTCATAGTTTTTATTTTAATTAATCTTGGTTGTTGTTTCTTAACTCTTACTCTTGCTTCTTCCACAAACACATCAAGTTGTTTTATTAAATTACCTGTCTGTGTTTTATCTTTCTCCCAATGATTTCGTTTACAAAAATTAAAAAAGTCTTCCATTCTAAAATATGTAAATTCTCTTTTGTCATCTGT